GGCGGTTCAATATTCAGTGGCATCAGCGGCAAGCGAGCTGCGAAGAAGCAGGCTCAAAAAGAAGCTGAGATGATGAAGCGCCTCGAGCCATTTTTGGCGGGGGGCAAGCAAGCTATGGAGACCGGCAACCAGCAGATCGGGCAGGGAGCTGGTTACCTGAGTGGCGCTCAGACTGGCGTGCAGGATCTAAAGAAGTTCTGGCAACCGCTGGTCAGCGGGGATCGCTCTGCGATCGATGCTTTTCTGGCACCGGAGCGCCGGGCTATCAACCAAGGTTATCAGGCCACAGCTCAGAATCTTTTCCGGATGGCTCCCAGAGGTGGAGGCCGAGTCAGTGCTTTAGCCAATGCGGACATGAACCGACAAGGTGCTTTGAATGATCTGGTTTTCGGAGCTCGACGCGAAGGCGCGAATCAGCTTACCAATCTGAATCAGACTCAAGGACAGCTGGGCTTGGGGCAGATGGGAGTGGGGGCTAATGTGCTGGGGCAAGGCTTGGGCGTTGGAGACACTCTCGCTGGGTTGTATGGCAACCAGACAGCCTGGGCGGATCGAGCTGCGGCCAGCTCCGGCCAACAACTTGGTGCTCTTGGCCAATCCCTTGGCGGCTTCCTGACAGACCTGTTCCAGCCCAAACGTTCGGGCGGCGGAACCGGTTGGGGCAGTCTCGATAAATTCCTGGGAGGAAAATGAATTACTTAATTGTAATTATAGGTATTAGTTTATTAGCTTATCTGTATTTTGGTCGGTGGGCTAATTTATCTGGGTCACGAGATTTCTTCTGTAAACCAGTTTGGCTTCGGCATTTAATTGGCCTGACGGAATTTAAGATCGGCAAGACTTTACACAATTGTAAAAAAGGCAGGGGCGATCGCATAACATTTTTGCGACCGGCTTTTTACTTAGGTGCCATAGGTTTGTCTTACAAATCACCATGTGAAACTTCTTTTGCTACCTTTACCGGTTTAACGTTTCATTTATGGCCGTTCAATTTTTTTCCTTGGACAGTTAAGCCTGGAGACAAATTTTGGAAATACAAATGGGAACTGGGAATATTTCAACCTATGGATTCTTATTGTAAATCTACTAAGCATATAGAGGAATAATCATGTCAGCATCAGCACTCTTTGGCGGTTTGGCTCAAGGAATCTTCGGCCGCACCCGCGAGCTGGAAGACGAGCAGCGGAAGATGGATCTGGAAAGTCGGCAGGAGGCTTTGACGGGGCTTGGCAAGCTGCTTGAACAGGCCACTCCGGAGACTCGTCCTATTATTTACAATACGATGGCCGACGTGATGAAGCTCAAGGGAAAGCATCGCGGGGTGTGGGATATGCTGACTGGCGGCGGCCGAGACGATTACCACCGTAAGTTGTCTGCTACGTTGGGTAAGGTGTATGGGAATGTGATGGGCCCTAAGGCTTATGAAGCTGCTACAACTGTGGCTCCGACTTCAGGCAACCAAGCTGATTGGGGGGATGAGTCTGCTCAATTAACTTATACCCCACCTGTTGGTAAGATTGCTTTGCGAGATCCTCAGCAGGAGGAGATTGAGGCGCTGCGGCAGAGATATGGGATACAAAACAACCAGAAGATGGTAGAGATTGAGCTTCGTAATAGGCTAACAGGTGAACGAGAAAGGGTGAATGATGAGCGGGAGGCTAAGCTTAGAAAAGAAGTTAAGGAACAGGAAGCTGCTATGGCAGCATTCAAGCCCATCATGCGGCAGGCTCAAGCACTTAGTGGTAGCATGGTCCCTACAGAAGAAGCTATCGATCAGGCTGCCAAGGAGTATGCCGAGAAGAATGGCCTTGATGTAGAGTTTTTGAAGTCAAAGATCAAGCTGAATATAGCTAACGAAGGACTGGCAGGAGCCAAAACGGATTACTATAAGGCAGGTGGAGCTGGCGGAGCTGAAAAACCTATCACGCCTTATCAGCAATATGGGATTGATTCGGCTCAGCGAGCGCAAGCTGCGGCGATATTTGAGAAGTGGAATAAAGTTAATTCAGCCCGAGGCAAGATTGATGCTGAACAGACAGCTCTGAGAACTCAACTCCAGAACATAGCCAAGACCAATCAAATTGAATACGACGAAGCCGGACAGAAGTTTGTTCAGAAATTGCCGGATGGATCTTATCGAGATGTTGACCCGGATGAAATTTTGGCGCCGGGATTTACGGGAGCTAAACTGGCGGCGGCTATGGCTAAGATGCAGATCTTACAAAAACAAAAAGAAGATTTGTTTGGAGAAATGGGTGGCTACCGTCAGACGTTGATGGGACAGTTTCCGGGATTGTATAAATCTGATAACGAATACAATATTCAAGTTAATCCGGAATATGGTGGTTTGGCTCCAGCTGGAGCACCTCGTACTGGCAATCCGCCCCCCTTTCCTGAAGGGACTGTGAGACCGGTGCCTAACGTTACCCAATATAAATCCTCCCAGCCAGTGCCAAAAGGTACCATTCTGGAAACCGGTCGAGGAAAGTTCAAGGTCCTCGGCGTTAAGGGTAAAGACAAAGACGGTCTCATCATTCACGACATTGTGCCAGTAACGGAGTAAGCATGCCGGAATATTTGACGGAAGCAGATCTGATTCAGACGCCTCAGCAGGATTTTCTGACTGAGGCTGATCTTGTTGCGCCCGCTGCAAAGTCTAAAAAGAAAAAGGCTCCGGCCAAGAAGCCTGCCAAGCCTACGCTTGGTGATATGAAAAAACAAGCTGGCGCTTTCTCCACTCCATTTGCTCAGACTCAAGCACAAGAAGGTTATGAGTTCAAGGTGGAGGGTGCACCAAGTCAGGTCGAGCTGAAAGTCAAACCTCTGACGGATTTGGATTACAAGAAGCCGATGTTTGAACTCGGGCAGACTAAGGCTGAGCCTGCAAAGTTAAAGCCGATTAAGGCACGGCCACGCCCGAATGAAAGTCCGGAAGAGTTTGCGATTCGTGAAGCTCAATTCGAGGACTACAAACAGCAGAGTAAGATTGCGGATATGGCTGCTCGAGCGGAGGTTCGACGGAAGACGACTCCGAAGTTGGGGCTGGAGAAATACCCGATCGCAATGGCTGAGGGTGTGGAGAATGTCCTGCGACCGTTGGCTTCGGTAGCCGAGCAGGCGAGTGGGACCGGGACAGATTACTTTGCTTACTACAATCAGATGCCTCGGATGAATCAGCAGGAGGCAGATGAATGGGGTGTGAGGGTTGCACAGGGGGCGGGAAGTACAATTCCGTTCGGGATTGCCAGTGCCCTCGGCGGTCTGCCTGCCACTGTGATAATGGGGGCTGCCTCTAACTCTGCTCAGACTTATGAAGAAGCCAAGATGCATGGAGCTTCTGAGGATAAGGCTCTGGCTGCTGCGGTGCCTGGAGCGGTAATCGGTTCGTTGGAAGGATTGTTTGGACTTGGGACCGGACGGTTTTTGAAAGAGATTGGCAAAGGAAGTTTGAAGACATTGTTCGGCGGAGTGGCAGAAGAGGAGTTGCAGGAGCTAACCACGCAAGCTTTGAATAATGTCAATGCCAAGTGGATCAGTGGGTATGATCCTCAACGTGCTTTGACGGAAGGTTTGTGGGAAACTTTTACCACAACACTTGGAACTGCTGGATTGATGCACGGAGCTGGAGCAGCCACTGGAGCTATAGCTCGCCGTGGGTTGCCGAAGGTGCAGGCGGAAGAAGCTTTACAAGCCCTGCCAGAACCCGATCGCAAAGCCGTGCAATTCGCCTTGCTGGATCCTAAGCCTGATAGCTTCAAAGATCTAACGCCCAAACAGCGCGAAGCTGCTCTATTAAATTGGCATATGGAAGCTCATCCTAGCTTGAAAGATGAGCATGGAAAGCCAAAAACTTTTTACCACGGCTCAGGAACCAGCTTTGATTTTTTTGATACTGCATCGAATGATGATGTAGGTAGTCACTTCGGCTCAGCTCTAGCCGCAGAAGCAATTATCGGAATGAATCTAGGTAAGGAAAAAGGAATTGTTTATCCTGTTTACCTAAACATAAAAAATCCGGCTAAAATGACCGATGAGTTTCCAATTGCAAGTAAGAAAAGTTTCGATAAGGCATTATTTGAGGCTACCGATATAGATGGTAATTTAATTTTTAATGATTCAGAAGTTGAGGAATTAAGTAGAACTGTAAATAAAAACTACGGCCAGAATTTTAAGGCAGCTTTAGAAAGCAAGGGTTATGATGGAATAGCTTACGCTAATGTAGTTGAAGATCCCGGCCACACTTCTTATATTGCTTTTTATCCTCACCAAGTTAAGTCAGCTTTGGCTAAAGAGTTTGATCCGCAAACGATTAAGATGCAGGCAGCTGAACAGGACAACGCCCCAAAAGGATGGAACAAAGTAGATACTAGTTTTCGCTTCACCCAACCCACCGCTCGCTTCTATGAAGGCCGCGACCAGCGTGGAGGAACTGTTTATGTCAATCCGCAAATGGCGGCAAAGCTGGCAGACTGGCCCGCCACAGCTGGAGCTGTGAATGTGGAGACAAAAGAATTTGGCCGGATGCTAGCTCGGTTGGATCGCAATGATCCACAGGCCAAGGTTTTGGAAGAAGCTTTTGTTGAGGCCATCAAGAAAGATCAACCCTCAGTCAATGTCGTTATCTACAGCGAAGGCACCGGGATGTGGGCTCGCAGGTTGTCGCGGCATGAAGGTTTTCACCGGGGTCAGTATCTAGCTTCGCGGGAGGCTTTGAAAGCAAAGGGTCAGGAAGGATTGTTCCAGCCAGACATCGGAACAATTCATGACCCGGCGCTCCACGAACATCCAATTGTGCAACGGGTAGCCAGCTCCCCCATCGGAGAGTCGATCAAATCCCGCTATGGGGACAGCTATGCCCCGGCTGCTCTAACCTTCGAAACCGCAGCCTACATGGCCAGCAATGACTTCCGAAGATTTGGTGTTACCGCTGATGAGGCGTCTGCTTTTATCGGCGACTACCTGGAATCGGTCGCCACGAAATCAGGAACCGAAGCCTTGCAAGCAATTGTAGATGGAACTAGACTGATTCCCAGCATTGAGCAAAAGGCAAAGGAGATTATAAATGCTAGAACAGAATCAACAACCGGTGGAGCCGGAAGAGGCGGCACCGACATTTCTGGGAGACCTGGCGGAACTGTGGGAGAATTTGCAGAGTCAGGGCCTGTCGGTGGAGGAGATAAAGGCGACGGTGGTACAGGTGTGCAAGCAGAAGCTGGACCCGAACCTCCAAATATCTACACCACCGTCCTCTCCAGTGATGCCGTAAAACAGATTGCTAAAAAGGCGGGGGATGTGTTGAAGGTTCTGGGGATACCGGAGAATCCGCTGTTGCCTCCGCACGAACAGATTATGCGAACTTTGAAGGATCATCCGGATAAGGCTACGCCGGAGGCGATCGGCGCGGCTATGCGCCAGCTTGGTTTGGATGGGAAGGATCTGCTTGAGGCGGTCGATGAAGCATCGAAGCATGCAGGGCAGTTGCTACGGAACTTGCAGGATGCGAATGCGAAGTGGGATCGGGCGATTAAGGAAGATCCGAAGTGGGCTATTGAGATGGCTAAAACAGGAGCTCATGTTTTTGGATTGGGACCTAGTCCTAAGGAGACATTGAAAAAGGGCTTGGCTGAATTGGAAGCCAGTGAACTCGGTAGAACTTGGAGTCAGCGAGGGGGTGATCTTTATCGCAAACAAATCCTTTCTCTATTCAAGATTGCTGCCACTAACTTTGTCTCGACTATACCTAGATTGCCCCTAGATTTGATAGATGCAATGCTAACCGGTGCAGCTCGAGCTTACTTGGATCCACAAAAATACGTAGGCAAATCTCAAGCTACCATAGCAGAAGCTGCTCGAGAGGGAGCAATTGCTGGGGCTCAGGCAACCATGGAAGTTGCAATGGCGTTTCCGGATATGGCCAAGCGTCTGCTGCGCCAAGCATCGTCACAAGTAGCTCGAATGTCTCCAGAATTGGCCAAAAAATTTCCGGAAGTCAACACTCCTACTATCGATAAACACGACTTCATCATATCTAAAATGATGAACTTGCATCCAGAATTGCACACAAAGTTAACCGGACTATCTACAGGAATAGACATCCTAGAGGAAAGTAAGGCTAAGATTGAAGATCTTAAATCGTTGCTGCCTTATCTGAAGGATTCAGAAAAACAGAAAGAATATGGAGCACGTCTAGATCTCTTACAAAAGCGTTATGATGCCAACCATTCGGCTTTAGGTAAAGCCTTTAATGAAACCAGCTGGGTATATGACCAATTCTTAAAGCCAAACCAATGGCAAGAATTTTTCTTGCGGCGTCCTTATTTTGTCGGACGACTGGCTACTCGGGCCATAGATGCTGGCTATGATCTTTATGAATTAGTTGAAAATACCAAAAGGCTTGAAGAGTTTAGCAAAGATCCGAGTTCATATGATATTAATGAACTGCTAAGTCTCAAGACGTTGGCCGATCTGCCACCAGATGTTTGGGAAAAAGCGGCAGATGATGCCCTTACATTTACCTATGCATATAATCCCAAAGAGAACAACGGTCGCATAGAAAAACTTGCCCATGATTATATTGAATTTAATAAATCAATGGGTTTGGTCATGGCTGTGTTGGATGCCTTTCCAAAACCCCTTTACAATGGGCTAAAATTTGCATACGAATATACTCCACTGGCTATGATTAAACCGGGGATGAACATTCGAAAAGATTATAAAGAGAGTGGCCCCTCTGCCGTTAAGATGGATGACATAAGCAGAATGGTTAAGGGTAGCTTGGGTGTAGCCATGTTTGCCACCGCCCTTTACATTCGTAAAGAGTATGGTGGAGAGGAGTGGTATCAGATCAAGACCGGCAAGAAGGATAAGAAGGGCCAGCCAATTTATTTTAGTGCTAGAAAATTATTGCCATTTGCTGGCATGTTATATGTTGCGGATGTTGCATTGCGTGCAAGTGAGGGTAGACTTGGCGAAACCAAATCACATTTAGATACAGCTTCCGAGCTTTATTTGAATGCTCGACGAACTGATAATGCAGGTGCGGTCTTTTTTGACTCATTCAAAGAGCTAACCGAAATGATGGATAGCGGAACGCCGATGAGTGAAAAAACTAAACAAGCAGCATTACGTCCAGTTGGCAACATTCTTGGGGTGCCCCTTACCCCACTCGTCAACCTCCGCGATATGGTGGCTCAGTTTGATAAGGATGAGGCGGCGAGGCGCGATCAGAAAGGATCCCCAATCCTGGGTCCTGCCATCGACCAGATCCCGTGGTTGCGATCCAGCGAGAAGTATGGGTTGCCACTGTTTCAGCCGCCAACTGAGCAGGCTCCGCGCGCCTCTTCCGAAGAACCGGCTGCCACTTTGATTGGCGTCAAGCTCGACCCAGGCAGTAACTTTGCTACCCGTGAGTTCGCTCGGCTGGGGCTCAGCCCCATTCGCTGGCTCAAACCAGATCCGGATCCGGCTATCAACCGCGCCCAGTATGCTGCCTACTCCAAAAAGCTGGCAGCCATCGCGCCCAAGATCGAGGCCAGTCCTCTTTATCAAAGCAAGACAGATGCTCAGAAGGCTGCGTTCTGGGAGGCCAAACTGGGCGGGCCTGATGGCATCGCGGCAGAAGCACGTGAGCTAGGTAAGCAAGCCAACCCCAAAGAAATTAACAAGCGAGAAATCCTCCAGTCTCAGCCTCCTCTAATGCGCAAGGCAACCGGACTTGACAAGAAAGTTAATACAATAAAGAATGCCTCCGATAAATAGATGCCCGATTTTATTGGAGGTTAAATGACAGACGTTGAATTGTTTGAGAAGTTTTTGCTTTGGCATAACGAGCGGCTGGTGGATGAGCTGGTGAATGGCGGGAGGGTAGCAAGCAAACCGGATTTCAGTCGGGCCGCAGGCGTAGCTCCGGCTGTGATTCATTCAGCAAAGTTTCGGGAGTGGGCTTCGAAAGCCTCCCCTTCCAGTATCTACCGAGTCATCGTGACTCCAGATGCCCAGCTACCTTATGAAGACAAGGAAGCTTGCAATGCTGTTGAGCAGTATGTTGAAGATAACCGCTTTGACGAGTGGGTGGATCTTGGGGATTTCCTTGATCTGGACTTCTTGAGTCGGCATAATAAAGGGAAGGCCAGGTTGAATGCCGGGAAGATGCTCAAGGAGCATTATGAGTATGGGAGAGAGGTGCTGGATCGTAGGCTCGCTGCCCTGCGAAAAAACAATCGCAAGGCCTCGATGACCCTGATTGAAGGAAATCATGACTACCGGGTTGAGGCGTTGCTGGATGAGCAACCGGAGTTTGAAGGGTTGATTGAGGTGGCGGAAGGGCTAGGGCTAGCACAACGAAAGATCCAGTGGATCCGTAGCTGGCGGGATGGCACCATCTACAAGATAGGCAAAGCCGCATTCACTCATGGTCTTTACACTTCGACCTATCACGCCCGCAAGATGGTTGAAAACTATTGCTGCAATATCTTCTATGGCCACGTTCATGATGTCCAGCAATTCTCGAAAGTAATGCACGGGCATGATGAAGTGGTGGTTGGGCAGGCGATGGGTTGCCTCTGTCGGCTGGATCAGGCCTACATCAAACAGAATCCAAAGAACTGGCAACTGGCGTTTGGGGACTTCTTCTTCCGCCCCGACGGGATGTTCACCTACTACATCCCCCGTATCTTTGATGGCCAGTTCACAGCGCCGAGCGGCAAGACTTACAAGGGGAGGGTGAGATGAGCAAGTTTACTTATGACTCAAGTATTCCGCCTTCAGTGAAGAAGGAAATTGCGAAGGCGTTAAAGCCGTTCGAGTGGCTGGTTCCAGATTGGTGTCAGGAAGTTTTTGTTTTGTGGAACGGGCAAGGAGGAGATGATGGAACCGTCATTTCTAGTGCTGTTATGTACGAATATCGGCGAGTAATTTTGACATTCTATCCACTATTTTTAAATGAAGAAGGAAGTAAGACTGAACACGTCATTCACGATCTGCTGCATACTTTCATAAGCGTCATTAGTGATTACGCTCACCGAACTATCGAACAGTTGGTGCCTAAAGAAGAAGCCCCTAAATTTCGGGAAGCTTTGCTTGAGGAGCTGCGGATGCGAGATGAAAGCTGCGTCCAGGACTTAGCCCACTGCATAACCCGACACTTGACGGCTTGACCGGCTTGTGCTAACATTCACAATCTTATGACCTTGTTTCAAACTATCAGAGCCTTTCTGAAATCCATATCAACCGCCACCCATTTGGCGTGGCTTTCCCTTTGGAGTGAACCTATGGCTACGAAATTTTTCGATACCTTGCAACCCTACCTGGCTGGCTTGGGTGGCCCGCTGGTTGTGATTGATGATAATGATACCGGTACGGATGACATCGTTGGTAACCTGCTGCTGTTCAGTGCCGATGTGATCGGCGCGGTGCGAGCGAATGAAGATTTGCCCCCGTTTCCGGATGTGATTGCCGGAGTTGTGGCTGGCAAAATCAATGGAGCCACCCGCACCGCGATCATTCTGGCGAGCGCCGCATTGGGCGTTGCTGAGATTCAATTGAGTGTTACTCATCCGAAGGCCAGCAAGGCACTGAAATATGTCAATCAGGTCTTACGTGCGATTAGTTCTGGCAAACCGGTTCCAGTCGCGCCTTCTTTCTAGTCATCAAGCCAACTCAAATCAGGGGGCCTATAATTAGGCCCCTTGAGAATCTTTCCGTCTTCTCTGTATAAGGGTTTGCCGTCATCACCAACCTTGGTCATATTTGACTTATGGACTTCTTCAAGAACATCATCTAAGTCAAACCCATAAGCAATGGCAGTTCCATAAGCTACATAAACTAAATCAGCTAATTCTTTAGCGATCTGTTTTATATCTCCTTTGAGTAGGGCCTCTTGCACTTCGTTATGCTCTTCTGCCAATAAAACAGCCCGCACATTGCGCACATTGGTATCGTCCGGAACAAAGGCCTGATGAAATTCTTTCAACATTTGCATGGGTTTCATTTAATCTCCTTGGCTTTATCAATAGCTCGCTGCAAATAAAAACAGGCTTTCTCCAGGTCTTGAAGACGGTTTCCTTTGTGGCCCGCCCGAGCAATGTACTTTCCCACCTGCCATAGCAAAGGATCAGTCGGAAACCAATCCTCCAGCACATCAATGACTTCGAACTTGCCGAAGGTGTAATGCGGGGGGTGATTTACCACATCTACTCGCGTCTTACGAATCGCTTCCCACGCTCGATCCAATTCCTCAGGATCTGAGTCATCCCCCCGAAATCCATCCGGCACATACATATCCATAACTTTACTCCTATTTGTCGACAATGATAAATTTGTGCAATCCGCACTTGACACATCGCATTAAGAGGCGGGCCCAGCCATCTCCAACTGCATCCGTCCTAACATAAACCCAATGATGTTTGCATTCAGCCATAGTTCCTCCTATCCCCGCATAGCCATTGCCAGCAAGGCCAATAAAATAACGCCAACCAAAAAGGCTGCCGCTATGTCAAAAGGACAGCCTCCACGATGGAAGCCGTGACATTTTCTACACCAGGATGCCATTAGTGAACCTCCTCCATGTTTGACCAATCGGATCCGACCATTGCCTCAGCGCCACAAGTGAAGCCAGCAGGTGCTACCTTCAGATCTGCCATCTGCAAAACCGGCGCTTCCATCAACGCCTTGATATTGTGAACGCATTCGTCCACTAGGTTTGTAGGGCAGTGGAATAGAACGGCGTCGTGAATTACGTTGATGAGACCGTAGCGATCGAGCCAGCCTTGCGAGTTGGCTTGAAGCAACTTGTCTCGCAACATAAAGTGGGCGTTGCTACTAGGCAGGTAGGCGGTTGCTTTCTCCGCATCTCGGCCGGTCGACTTAACCCACTGCCCGTCTCGCCGAGCCCACTTCGTCACCTCCCAAAACCAACGACAAGCTCCCCAGCTGTTGATAAGGCGACCATCTTTGTCAGCCTTTTCGCAGATAGCGTCCTGCCACTTGAAGACATTCGGGAACAGTTCGTGAAGCAGGCTGATAAGTTTGCCGGCCTCCGCCTCATTCTCATAACTGTCCCGATTTTCATAGTAAAGACGACGCTTGCCCATCTTGAAGCCTATGCCCAAGATGGCTGGCTTGGCTTTGAAGTTGCGAACGTTCTTGTGTTTGCTTTTTATTTCCTCGAGCAACTGCTTCAAGTCACCGTCACTCAGGGTCAAAGCTGTCTCGATCCCCGGATACTTAATCATATGTCCCGCCACAAACGAGTGAATGTCCATCGCAGCGAGCTTCATATAAGCTGCGTCCTGGGCTGCCAATCCGAGCGTGCGGGCGTGATACGCGGTGTAGTCAAGTTCGACCAGTTTGTGTCCCGGCTCAGCCACAATGCACTGGCGAAACTTGTTAGCCAGTTCGGCACGGCGCTTTGGTGTTGTGAGTACGTTTGGTGACTTGGCACTCAACTGACCCGTGGCAGGGCCGTAACTAAACGTAGCTCGCAGTCGCCCATCTGGACCTGGATACCAGCCCCCCTCCACTGAGCCATCTTCCCGCAACTTACCAGCATAGGCATTGCCCATTTTGCTGTAGGCTCGGATGCTGCGCACAAGGGAGAGGACTGGATCTTTGGTTTTGACTTCCAACCTTTCGAGCTCCTTGTCCGAAGTAGTGTCCTTCTGATCCTTGAATCGCTTCGGGACAGGGTAGCCTTTGGCGCGGATGAATTGTAGGATCTGGTCGGAAGAGCGGGGATTGAAGTCCAAGGTTTTGTAGAGCTGGTCGCCGTCCCACTGGTAGCCCAGCTCTTCACTGATTATGGAACGGTGGGGCTCAGGTAAGTCACCCGGCTTGACCACCAACGACAAGGCTTTCTTTGTTACCTTCTTTCCTTCAGCTTCCAAACAAGATTTTATCTGTGCAATCTCACTCTGCTTGTACTCTTCTACAAAGGGCTTCGTGTCCGCAGGCCAACTCTTCCAAACCTTCCGTCCCTTTAGCTCTGTCGGAATCATTGGCTGGAGTTCGCTGTCCATTCGGGTGACTTCCTCAGTCAGCCAAGTTCGCAGTTCCTCAAGCTTCTCCCGACTGACAGGAATTCCTCGGCGCTCCATTGCAGAAAGGACAGGGCGAAATTGACGGACGTAGCGTTCATATCCGTCCCAAAGACCGAGCCTTTTAAGAGCCGTAGGCAACCCGAGCATAATTCTCTGGACTGCATCCACGTCAGCAGCTCCGTAGAAGTCCAGGTCTGCTCCAGAGAGATGCTTCCACGGGAATGGCATCCCATAGAGTGAAGACACACCTTGCAAATGAGCAGGGAGGTCTGGCTGCAAATGGTGCCACATCCACAGCGTGTCGTGTGTTCCATCTTTCACCTCTATTCCGTGATTGCGGAGGATCGGTTCGTCAAAAAGCCAGCTGTTGTGCCCCGCGAGTGGATTGGGCAACGACATGATTCGTTGGACCCAATCTCTGCACTCGTCGGACCAGTCGCAACTGACGCCTGTGCCGGGGTGGAGGGAGAACTGGACAGTTCGGATTCCAGCTCGCTCAATGCTGAGCGCATCGCGGCTAAGGCTTCTTGATTGGTCAAGTTGTACACTGCCCGAGTCACTATCACTTCCCCCTTCAAGGCGTTCTTCAGAATCGTCTTCCGAATCTCTACTAAACTCAATCGACTCATCCTCATCCTCCCCCCAAGACGTTGCCGTCTCGAGATCGAAAGCTACCAAAAGATTCGGATCAGCCACGGCCTCAGCATAGAGCTCTCGTAGCGCATCCAAACCCACGCGATAATTTGTAACAGTCTTTGGATCAAGACAAACTTTCCGGGCACCAACGGCGGCCTGCAAAGCGACACCTATGTCGTTCATCAGAAGGCCCAGGAGTTTCATTTGGCCCTGAGCCAGTTGAGTGGGGTCGAAGGTCGGTATGACGGGCAGGCCGGAGAAACCTTGCAGCAAGTAGCCTCGGGTGTACTTAACAGATCGCTTGCCACCGAACCAGCCGGTCAGGGCTTCTTGGGCTTGATCGCTGAGTGCAACGATGGCTCTGGTGCCCGCAGGAATGTCATGCGGTTGACAAATAGCGAACTGCTCGGTCGACCAGCCCGCCCGTCGGATTGCCTTCGTCAAGATTGCCTTGCCTGCCGATGTGAGAGAGGGGTGGCACAGCGCCACCCCCGATCGTCCTTGCCATTCAGCCATAGCCTCTCCTACCTAATTGGTGAAGTCTTTTGTCTTTAGTTTTAGAATCACCCGGTTGCCTTTCTTATCAAATAAAGTTTCAATTGGACGAGCTACAATTCCTTCCGCTATAACGTCTTGATTAGATTCTTCCTTGGCAACCACGGAAGGAACACCTACTTTAACCCGTTCTATAATTTCATCAAACGTCCAACTGCCTAGATAAGGCGCTGTCTTAATGCCAAGCACCTCGGCCACCTGTTCAACAGCTTTCCAATCCAACCACCATTTATCTGCAACTAGGACATCAAATAGTCGGAAGGCTTTATCGTTGCGATAACAGCCACCTTTCTGGATTCCTGCACCATAACCTTCGCCATACAGCACAACCTTTTCCCACCCAGCACCTTTCAAATCCATCATATCTTGAACCGCCTGTACCGGGAAGGTGTCTACCATATAGCGAAACAAATCTCCAGGAATGGACGCTCGATCAGTCCGGCCATCGATCTTGATCTTATCCTCTCCCTCGATCAAGGTGACCCTCATGTTAGTACCGTCAATCTTTTCGGTCACTTCCCATTGCTTAAACATTGCAAATACTGGTTTTTTCAATTGGCTTGGGTCAACTCGAAAATTTTCATCTCGACCAAACAGTGTTTCAATCTTTGGATATTCCATCACATCTCCTATTTAGTTTTCGTTTTAACCCCTTGCTTGGCAGCGTGTGCTGCCTTTCTGGCTTCAGCCCGCTTAGTCGTCCGGGCCTCCTTCGCCTTCTTCGTTGATTTCGCTCCCCGTGGCATCGGTTTCCTCCTTTCCAGTAAAGAATAGCATTCTCATTTCAAGAATGGTGCTATAGTTGGACATCGCTGCAAGCTGCGCACGAAGCAAGCTCTGATCTATTTCAGATAACTTACTGAAGCTGTCTTCATAGACAAAATTCACCAGCTTCAGAATCTTTTCACTCAGCGCATCATGCTCCTCAATCACTCGTTGTTGCCAATCTAACATATGATCTCCAGAGAAGGGCCCCTTGCGAGGCCCCCTAATTGTTGTGGGCCGGGCTTGATACCGGCTCCTAAGGCTAATGGTTTATCAGACCAACCGGCTCACCTTTCGGGCTTTTACCGCGTGTCCTTCCACGCCGCCACAACAAATCTTATTTACCCACAACGTAACGAACTTCCGCTCGCACGCTCTTTTCCTCTCCACTGATTGGGTCGATGTAAAGGTGAGGATTTTTACGGGCATAATCCAAACCCGCATTCAGATCATCATCCGACCAGCCTTCGGTCGCAGCCTGCTGCTGAACAGCGGCAATGGCAGCCGCTGCAATCTTGGCTTGGCCTTTGATTTCGTTGTAGACTTTGTAGCCGTCCGCGCCGATCTGCTGCTCACCCGTTTCAGGGTTGATGGCGGGCGCCGACTTAACCCACTGAGTTTTGGCGGAGAAGATTGTGCCTTCGTCACCGGAGAAGGTGTCATAGACGTGTTGGATGAAGGCGTTGACGTTGGTGGTGGTCACAGGCCGACCAGCCAACCGACACAGGTTAGCGAGGGCGCTGGTGTGCTGGCCTTCGAAGACCTGGCTTGTCGGATAATAATCCTTCAAGTAAGCACCCAGTTCTCCATCTTCTTTAACAGCACGAACACGGAAGGTGGCAACGATCTTGCCCTTACTGAAACGAACAGCAGGCTTGGACTCGGTATCTTCCCCAAGGAAGAGGGCCACCTTATTCACCCCATCAGCAGGCGGTTGCGGAATCCCGCCACCAAGTTCACCTTCCGGGTTGTAATCTTCAGGAACTTCCAGCGTCAAATTCGGATCATTCATATCGAACATTATTTTAACCTCGTTGTTTTGTTGTTAGTGTTTGCCCCGAAGGGCGTTGCGAAAAATTGGCGCGGCGTGCCTCATTGATGAGACTAAATCCTTGCTCGCAAGCTTGGAACCGCCGCAGATTGGTGACTGCGGGCCGGGCTTGATACCGACTATCGCCATCATTCCAGGCCAGTAGAGCGTTACTTTCACTGACGGTCAACTCAGATAATTATAACGATACCTGCGTGTCCAATCCACGCCGCCGCAATCATAACTTATTCATCCCCCTCAGCCTCAGCTCTCGCCAATTTCATCAACTCCATATACATATAGAGTTGATCCTTGGCAATTACCGGACGGAACGGTTCCATCTCATCCTCGGTCGGGATCTCCATCGGATCCAAATTCGGATACTTGGCTGGCTCTTTCAAGTAACGATAGACCTCAGCCATCGTAGCCTTCGGAAGCTTGAGCGGCAACCGCTTGGTCACCATCTGTTGGCCATCCTTAAATTCATACTTGGCCAGTTGCTCTTTCAACACAAGAGCAGAAGGCGCCCCGCAGAATTGAGGATAACCTGGCAGCATCAAAACTGTCAAGACTGACATCTTGTGGACATCGCCTTGACCCTTGACTTCGAATTTGTTAAGGACCGGACCGGACGATCCCCACTTCTGTTTGACCTCGGCGGTTGCTCCGATGACCTGGATGCCTTTCAAGCGAGCCTGATTGGCAATGGCCTGCAACAGCTTGCCGACGCCCGGCCAAGCCCCACCCATCCGGCCGGTCGCTGCGTTCTCTGCCCTCACACCGTAAGCAATAGGATTGGCTTCGACCTTGGCTACAAGACCGTCTTGCAGGATGGAGAGACCGTCGAGGATCAGGGTTGTGAACCGACCTGATGGGATGACTTCCATAATCTGCTTGACTCGATCGAAGACGAGCGTGGCCGGAGCTCCGAAGCCAGCCAAAGTCATTGCATCTTGGATAGGTGCGAAATAGTTTTCGATTCCCAGCTGCGCCGCGATCGATTCGCCCTTGCTTTCGAAGTCAAGCATCAGGATGTTTTGCGGAGCATCGATGCCGGTGACGAAGCTGGTTTTGCCTGTGCCATAGAAACCGGCAGCCAATATCCAATGCTTCACATCGGGTGGAATGATCGACTCAACCCGCTCGCCCTTGAACTCGACAGGCGAGAAGGTTGGGCGGGCTGGAGCTGCCGCGGCTGGCCCGGCTGCTGGCTTAGCTGCTGGTGTCGGTGCTGGCATTTTCTTCCTCCACTTTTAGTCTTTTAATTAGAAATGCTTTTGCAACTTCTAACAAGCCAATAGATTCCCAATCCATCATACTCCCGCTATCAATCGTGAATTCTCGCGTTTCCATATTTGATTCGACTATTACTCTCTTAATCATCACTCCCCTCCACTGGATGGACAAGAACTGAGTCCACTCCAACTGAATCGGCCCGTCCTCCAGCTCGACATTCCGCAATGTCCATTGCCAAAACCTCGGCCTCATCTTGCGACTCAGCTTCCACTTCAAAGCTATGAACAACCGTCAGATAAACGGTGGCGTTGTATTTCATTTTCCCTTCCTTTCTCTCATTACATCAATCAAGGCCAGCACAATTCCGCCAGCCACAGTCAGGAAGCCAATGCCTCCCAAGCTATACAGTATCGCTCCCATCATCCTCCCCAAATTCCGCAGGATGATTGCTCTCCTGCCTCAGACGTTTGTAACCTGAAGCGATTTGATCTTCGATCGTTTCGCCTCGCCAGCATACACCATAGAAGGTGCATTTGCGATTGTAGACGTGGCAACCGGTCTCGTCTTGAGTGGCGATGCGGTTGCCCTGCAAAATGGAAATCCAGTCACCTTCCTGTTGGACTGCCTTCTGGCGCCAACGTTCGGCATATACAGGGTTAAAAGGACGTGGATCGGGTTCGATCACCGCCTCGCCAAGCCAGTCTCTATTAGCTTCAGGCTGGATCGTGCCTCCGTCCAGCAACTCAAGCCAATCCGTCATATCAAAAGACTTCCAGATGTCCGTTCGTTCCCAACCTTTGCCGAGCCGTTTCTCCTCGCCAGCTTCGTTGAACCACTTATAAGTGGCACGATACTGTGGCTCACCCACTCCCGACCATTGGCAATAAGGCCGGACAAGCGGAGAGGTGTAACGCTTGGCACCGGTCTCTGCGTCGAGCGACTTGTCGCCTTTGAGAAAGTAGGTGTAGAAAGTGCCACCCGGCTCTTCGCCATACTTGGCTTGCACTGCCAGCCCTTCGGTCAGGGATTGGACATCACACTCCAGTCGCTCGACGTAGCCGGAATCAAATCGCTTGGCGGTTTTCCAGCTGACGGTCCAAAGTTTGCCGTCCTCGCGAGAGCGAAGGATAGCGTCGGGGCGAGACATCATTACAATGTTCTGTGTCCAACCTTGTCCGTCTTGCAAGAGCCAACAAATCTCCGGCTCCACTTCAACCACCTCGAACCTCTCCAACAAGGTGGCCAACCGGCGCCGACCGAAAGTCCACACCAAAGCCTGGGCAAGACAAGCTTGTTCCTCTGCAAGCAAAGCAGCCACATCAGGAGGAGGAGCGAAGGGAGAATTGGATTGCATCTCCAGCCCCAACCTGAAAGCCTTAATCATAGATTGGTAGGCAACATCGGATGCTTCCCATACCAAATCACATTTGCGCCAATCTATATGCGATGCAACCTCTAATAGGTACTCCAACCCTTCATGCACAGCAGTGCCAAGCGCCAAGTCTTCACTCAACAATGTCGTCTCAACCCCCCGACCTTGCCAATGGTAAGCGAACTCTCGCTTCTTCGGGCAAGTCTGGCCGAGCAACATTTGAGAGCGGGAAAATAGATGACAGCTGGAACGAGGCAGTTCGATCGGAGCTGCGTCCAAGCGATAGACTGTTAATGTGTCTGACATTAATCCTCCCAATCAGGGTCGGAGGTATCTATTTCGATACCTAATGAACTGTAAGTTACATAAGAAGAAGTAACATTCCAAATAAAATCCATAGGACCGTCTTCCTCTCGAAGCAACTTAATAGCATTCCGTACCGCATCTTCCGGATCATCCCCTTTGACTTCCCAATTCAAGATATGCAGATTATAAACAGGCATCATTCTCCTCCCACCATAACAAGAATAAACATAATGAATGCCGTAAAACACAGCACCCCGATCAATCGCGCAAAACTATTGTTCACTTTCTTCCTCCTTTTGAATCCAGTTTTCAATTCCCCACATCATAGCTTGCTGCACCCAGCGTAGCTCCTCTTCGCTGCCAACCAACACTTCGATCTTGATACCCGGCAGGCGGACGTAATTCCGATCCCCAGGCATATAAACGGTAGGCTCCCACCGGATCATTGCCTGCTCCGGATGTGTGCCGAGAGCTTCCCGCTCTACCGCTGCCCGTATGCGGGCTTGTCTACGGCTTTGCTGGCGGGCTTCGCGGATTTGTCTTGTGCTACGTCTGGCCATCTGTCTCCTACTTAAGCAATGATTCGACTTGCCATTTCTTGAGCCACTCAAGCACCTTCGCCAGGGTTAATTCACCTGCCAAGTATTGCTGCCACTTAGCCTCCAACTCTTGCTCTGAAGCTTTGGGGATATCGAAGATGAGAGTTATTGTTTTAGTTTTTGTCTGTCCCTTTGGCATTTCTATTCTCCGTCCAGGTTCTTTCTTTTACTACGTAGTCATTTAAGTCATAACCAAAATAGCTAGAAGAATATATACTCGTAGTTTCATCCACCAACACAGCATCTCTCTGCATCTCCTCCAACATCCCCATCACTCCAAGCAAACGTTGCTGCTTAACACAGCCCATCAATCGCTCATACAGATCATCCGATATTACTCTTGGCACGCCGCATCTCCTTTCGCTCAGCTTTCAACCGAGCTATCGTTTCCGCACTAATCAATGACCGCTTCCTACCTTTAAGTGGCCGCTTTGGTTTTTTCTCGTAAAGCCAGAGTCGTTGCGACTCTCGGCGAGAAGTCTCTACCAAGTAAGTAGGCAATTCCCATTCCAGCTTATACCACTGAAAGAAACTAGCTATAGCCCGCGCCGCCGTGACGCGAGGCATATTGCGAAGCTTTCGGCGTTGCCATTCCTCTTCCACGATTTCATCGAAGGCTTCTAACAAAGAAATCCCACGATACTCAAACGGCTCCCGGCCCTGCCATACCCGACCGTGATGGGGCAACTCTCGAGGATCCCACGGAGCGAACTTCTTTTCGACAACCGGGCCAATCTTTTCACCCGCCCCATTAGGAACTGGCATATGCATCCACACGTCCAGATAGTTTCGCATAGTCTTGAGCTTGTTGGCAAGCTCGTTGCGGATGCTGTCAGTTTGGCCAGCTCGTAGCGTCTCGGCTCTGCCCCACAGCCAGACGCCGGACTTTGTGAAACCGGGCACAATCAGTGCCCGCCCCCGCAATTGCGGGACAACCCACAACCTCGGTGCCCAGCCCCACACTTTGCCCTCCGCCCACACCGTGGTCGAATGAATGGCATCGCCATCCTCTCGCCAGTTGCGGGCAGCAAAGCCGGAGTTGCGAACGCAAAGCTTGGCTGCCTCAAAACATTCCTGTTGCCAATCTTCAATCATTGCTGCCTCACATAAACTCGAAGGGCCACACGCAAACGCGCATCGTCCAGCTCCCAACCCCAAGCTTCTCCGCTAAGTGGAATCCACAATGATCCCGGAAATTCCATAGCCGTCATTGGAAAGCCCTCAGCTTCGTCGGTGCGAGCAGGAGGTGGAACAGAGTAAGCCAACAAGATGTCCTCACCGCCCGCTGCCACAATCCGAATCACCCGAACCCGACCCCGCACCCCACGATTGGTTCCCAATGATTGGCCTGACCAGACTCCCAGCTGCAAAATCAGCCCTTCATCCCTGCCACCGAAGACCCGGCCATCTGGCGTGAGCAACCATTCAACGTCTCGGGTTGGGGGTTGGGCTTGTGCCAGTGCACTGTCGATGGCAAAAGTGAGAACCCAGATCAGCAAGAGAGCCAGCAGATAAGCTGCCAACTTCAACCCCGCCACTTGTCGCTTTGTCATCCTAACCTCCTCGAACAGCGGTGTCCGATCTTTTTGTTATAACGTTGTCCGCACCGGTGGCACGTCGTCCAATTGTCTGCCATTGGCTTCCTCCCTAACCATCATCAAAACAGCTTCACACTCATAATTCCCTCGCTCCGCCATCAGCTCCACAAACTCTCTCGCCGCGAGGTCACTTGCAAATATATCATTCGGGCCGACCGGCTGTCCAGTGGCATCGAGAATAGAAGGAAGGCGCCGGATGTAATGGCGCCCTTCTTCTTCGATTACGTCCCAAGCTATGCCCCTGAGGATTAGCTTACCCGTCATAATGCCCTCCCCAAATCTTACCTGCCAACTCCACCTCTCGACCTTCCCACAGCACATCCTCTTCGTAACTGCCCGCGACGATGGGCGCTGCCGACTTTGAAAAATAATCCCACAGATACTCTGCACAATCAGGACAATACATAATATCCTCATACTCAATTAGCTTACTTGATGGGCTCCAATCTTTACACTCCGAACATTCTTGCCAGGTCTCTACATCCTTGTAATCCCACTCCACATCGGAATAGAAATGGCCATAGTCATTTTCCACGTCGCCCTGCCGCAACCGACGACGATCTTTAACGGTTACCCCTTCGGACTGGGCACCAGTCCGCCACGGCGAAACCGGTGGAGGCAACAATTTTGAAATAACCTTCGATCCAGTGCCAAAGACTGCCTGCTTTGGGCCGCTGACAATGACGGGGGTGATGCCGAAGTGGCAGGTCGGAGTGGTTGTAACTGTCTCATAAAAAGCTTCTTGATCTTCCCGTATGACTGTAGCCTTGCAACAATCGCCCAACCCTTTCATCTCTGTATCTCGCTCGAACTCATCCGACGGCAAATAAAACGGCCAATCTTCCACCCCCTCTGGCTGAATGACATACCTGATATGACCGTTTGCCCCGCATGGAAGCTTGGCGTGGCCGACTGCTTCATAGCTGAAGCCCAGCACCTTAGCTTCGTCATTGTCCAGTCGGGACGAGATAACGATCGAAATGTCGAATCGGGGGTTAAGCTTTGTCTTGTCGGTGCCTGACATAAAAGCACCCATCGAGTGATGGGAGTGGATCGGGCCGATCAGATCATCATCATAAGCCATCTGTGGAATATCCACTTCACTCGAATGACGGCGTTGATCTTGTGGCACAGAGAATCGCTCGACCACATACACCAATCCGTCTTTCTCTCGGCGACCGTGCATAAAGACCAGCCATTCCTGGCCCGGTTCGTCAGCCAGTGCGCCAACCAGCTCGGCAATCAACTCAGTTGGCATAACGATGCGACCCCAAGTGCCCGCGGTAACCGGACAGTTAGTTACTGTTTGTTGTTTGAACATTAGAACCCTCCCTTCAATTCCATCTGATAATCTTCCACTTCCTCTCCCTTGAGCAACTTCTCAACCGCCGCTGCCCCAACGCCACCAGCCCACAAACTTTGAGCCAGTGTTGGGACGATTGCATAGTTACCGCCCGGGTTGGTGGAGAATGGAAGCCCACGAGCTACGACGACGATGCCATTACCGTCATAGCTGACGCGGAGCATCTTAGCTCCCCCCGAGCGACACCGATCCCAAATAGGTTTGCGAAGGTTCAGACTCATGTCTGAACAATCCACAACTAAATCCTCGCTAGAGAGGCAGATATGATAACCATCAAACTTTTCAGGTTTGACAGCTGGAGCCTCATCCCTCATCACCATTTGCACAAACCCTTTGAGATAATCCACCTTCTTGGTTTCCTTATTGGCAACATGTGGCAACCGCTGTGCCCCAAAGCCTCCAAGGAAATTGTCATCGTCGTAAACAACCACCTCAAGATCCGGGCAATCTCTCCGCAACGCAACCGTCAGCCAGAAGCCGACACCTCCTGCGCCGATAATTACGACCCGCTTAATATGATTCTGATTCTGCATCCTGCTCCTCCTTTGGTCTGCAATCTTCGCATCTGCCTTCTTCATCTAGAGCGTTATCAGTTCGTTCGAAATCTGCCCCACACTCGCTACAACATTCCCACAATTCGTCATAGCAGGCTTCACATCTTCCATCCCCACCATACTCCTCCTTACGGAAGTTGTCACCGCAACCTTCGCAGTCGAAAAAGTCTCGGTCGAAACAAGATTCGCAATAATAGTCACCATCTACCACATTGCGAATCTCATCCGACTCAACATGCCAACTCTCCCCACATCTGTAGCAAAACCAATGATTGTCGTAATAACAATCACTGCAATAACAATCTCCATTATCCGAACGATAAATATCGTCCTCCGAAACTCTTTCATCACATGCGGCACAATAGATGTACGCCTCATCCCTTGCATCCATCAACTCATCACACTCATGCCCCAGCACCTCCGGCAACCAATCATAAGGCTTCGTGTAAGCGTCATCTGAAAGGCCAGCAAAAAGAGCTTCAGCTGGAGTACGGGCGCTGCCCATACAAATGCGACCAGCGGCTCCGACATGAGGATGGCAACCTTCGAGATCGATACGATAACCTCCCTGCACCAGAAACAACCGCCGCACCTTCCTCTCTTCCTCATCCACCACCCACACCCTTTCAGTCGACAACCACTTTTGGCAATAAGGGCATTGTAGGGAAGGATTGATGTACCACATGTATTTGGAAATCCACACCTTCTCCTGAGTCTCCTTCTTAACCTGCTCCTCCGCCAACCGAAACTGGACATTGGCCAGCAAATCTATAAACATGACGCCTCCTAAAATGAAAAGATGTCGCTGCTCTCTGGTCGACCGGCTGACTCGGCTACTGTTACAGCTTGAATAGTCACCATGTAAGGTGCGGGCTCACCGTAGCCACACATAACTACTCGAAAATTGTGCCCAGATTCTGATGCCTGATTTCGTACAAAGACTGCTGTATCATTGTCAGTACAAGCAATTCCTAAGCCTTCCGAAAACTGAACTAATTGATATCCCCGGTGCTCGGCAAACTCTCTAAGCCCGCCATAACCATCTCCCCCTTCAATCACTGGAACAGTCTCCTCCACTCGCACCAGCTCAGCCTTATCCCTCGCAACATCCAGCACAACCCATCCCGAACCAACCTGAACTGGCTCACCGGTCACCGGGCGCAACCACTCATCCCCAATCTGGGCAGCCAATCCGCCATCCATCGACCACGCGATTCGCTCAACGGGCCGACCATCCGGCCTCTGACCGAGCGGTGCGACTGCGGCTTGGTAAGTGCCCGCCAGAATTTTGGCCAATCTCTGCTCAACCAGCCCCTGCAACTCCGGATCTGAAGCGTGCCCTGTTTGTGACATGAGGGCGAGGATGATAGCGAAGCGCTGGCCGGGGTCTCGAAGAGAACTATCTCCCTCATCTCTGGAGTTGGCCAGATAAACAATTTGATCCGTCAATGTCATGTAGTCATATTGTCGCACTGCCCGTACCCTACCATCAATCCAAATTACCAACATATCATTTGGCAGCGGATAATAGGCATACCCCCGTTCCAATGTTTGCTTATAAAAGACTTTCAGTGCCTCTCGTTGCTCCTGCGTAAGCTCCGGTGGTTTGATAGAAATGTTCATAGCTCTCCTTGATTCTGTTGATTCTGACGTTGGCCTCTCAGTTTCTGCCCAAAACGTCACTTGATTTCGTAAAAAGCGATAATACTCTTCAAGAGTTGCAAAAGAAGGAGGGCACAAAGGCCCTCCTTCAAGCAATCTATTGAACAAATATTGTTGAGGAGACATTCCCCCTCCTAACAACCCGCAGTCGCACTGTTGACCTTGCGAATCTGCACCTGCTCCGGCTGAACTTGCTGGTCGAGGCGCGGGTCGCTGTCACTGATAAACAACTGACTGGCACCATTGATCGTGACCTCAAATCCAGCGGCTTCCTGCGCTCCGCCTTCTTCCAACTTTTCCTGCAACAGATCGCCCAAGCGACGGAAACCTGCATTGACTGACTCGTTGATACCATTGGCGACTTCTTCGATAACTTCGTTAAACTGCGACATACTTTCTCCTAAATTGAAATTGAATTTAACAAATTGAACTTGGCTACATCTCCCGACACTCTCTCTGAGCTGTTTGATGAAAGCTTTGAAAAGGAATTGATGGCAACTGGTAGAATCGAACCACCCACGAGTTTATTGCTCGTGCCACCTTGTCGGGTTGCCTTCTGCCTAGCGACGGCTATAACTGCTTACCCAGCCATTTCAGCGCCAACATCAGCAGGCCTATGATAAAGGTGACAATGGCTGCGGCTCCGGCAATAGCTATCACTGTGAAGAGTTCATTCATCATAACTGACCCCCAATCGCATCCTTAATCGACTTTGACAGCGGGTTACCAAACCCTGCTTCCTTCGCCGCCTCGATAACTTCCGTTGCCTTCTCTTTCAACCGTTCCAACATCTCCTCCGGCACCTTTTGAAACAAATCAACCGGCCAGTAATTCCTCACCCCAGCCAATCTCACCTGCACCACCTCCCCATTGTTCCCCTTGACAACTCCGGCTACTCGATAGACCTCGGTGTTAGTAAGAAGCCCGAACCGGAACTTATTTTCCGGCAACACTGCCATCACGATATCCCCTATTTGCATTCATCCCCCTAATCCGAAAACAACATTATCAACGCTGCCAGCCCAATCACTACAGCCAACAACGCACAACCCGGCAACCAGCCCGGCAACTCATTGTACTCTTTCATTCGATGGGGCATCACCTTCCCCTCCGATTGCCATCGGCAACATTCTTCCACATCATAGCTATCAACACAACAGCAATGAAAGCCACGACCATTCTCACTTCCTCAATCCCCATTTCAACCTCTCTTCTTACGGATGGATGTCCGCTTTTCGCATTTCGTGCAGCGGAGAAAGATTTTGAAAAATTTCCAACCAACCACCCGATAAAGCTCAACCCAATTATGATCGCATTCCATCTCAACCTCCACATTTCGGGCACGTTCGCATCCACTCTTCGAGTGGAAAGCCGCAGCGACGGCATAGGCGATACAATTTCATTTCCCCTCCAATTTGTCTTATCCCAAGCTAATCCGCAAATCCTGTTCAATCTGCTCTTTATTTGCTTCAATAAAAGCATCTGGTTTTGACGCCAGGAAATAAAGAGATTGAAGCATAGCCATTACTTCTCGAGGTGATAAGTCCGGGTTTCCGTCGATTGAGATCATTATTGAAACTATTGAATCTGCAATTTTATCCAACTTTTCTTCAGCTGTCATTTCCCCTCCTGCGTAGGCCACCAATAATCCAACCCTCGATCAACCGTAGGCCACAAATGAGCATAAGCCCACGGAGCCTTGCGGATCAGGTTGGATTGGTGGGAAAGATGAAGGCGCGGGTCACCGAGCCACCAGGGCTTTTTGTCTAATCCCTTACACTCAATTTCCCGAATCTGCTGCTCGCACGAATCTTGAAATCCCCGGCGTTTCCACTCCCTACATATGTCAATGCCATAATAAGTTAGATACATTGTGTATCCACGCCACATTTCGACTGCTGGATGATTTTGCCAGCCATAGCTTGGCTCAGCGAGAGCTTTCAAGATTTGCAGGCACTCCACCCGCTGCTTTCCAAGCCTCGCTTGGTCAAGCGCGCGAGCAGATTGTTCGAAGTCAGCATATGGTAGAAAGGTTTGGATGTTACACCTCCTTATGAGATAAGCTATGACTGGCGAGTTGGTTCAGGGTAATCATGGAATCGCCAATGCGTGACAGCTTCAGCGACTTCTGTTTTCTCGTCTTGCCAAAGCTCATCTGCTTCGATGTCAAAAAATCTTTCACCGGCAAAGTCAGATTCGCCTGTGAATACCATTACTCGCAGTCCTTCGTCGCAAGCTGGCATAGAAACATTTATGCCAATCCAAAAACTCATTCATCCCCCTCGCCGCCGTGCGGCTGTTACCATTGAGAATTGGCCGCCCACATCCGAAAGCCAAGCTCTAAGAAAATCACGTCCATCACGTCGGAGCGAAATTCGCTCAACCTATCTGGCTTCTCTCGCTCCGTCAGTTTGGCGATTTCCGCTGGCCATTCGTACCGATTCAGCGCGGTCAGCCACTTGCAAAGCGTGGTCGTTCTGCGCCGCTGCAATGGGCGATAGCCGCTCAAATGTGGAAATACTTTCTCTCTCATTCTCCCCTCATGGTTTGCGTTGCCGCTTCCAACTCCGCCACCCGCGCCAGCAGCCCGTCGCGCTCGGTTTCCAGTTCCGCAATGCGCGCCTCGGCTTTTGACAACGCGCTTCCTAGTGAATCCACCGCATCATAAAGGGACGGAGACTCTCGCATCTCTTTCAGAATATGCCTAGTCTTTTCATCCCAAAATGAGACCGCTTTTTGAGACGCCTCGTATAACGTTTTCCATTTCTCTACTTCGGCCAACAGCGCCGGAACGCCAGCGGCCTTGAGGGCGGCTTGGGCGAGCGTTTGCGCCATTTTACAGCGGAGATGACGCTGCGAGTCCCAATCCTCGCAGTCAAAGCGAAACGTGAGAGCATGTTCTACCGCGCCCAGCATTCCCGCCGGAATATTTTGTTCAGCCATTGATTGCCTCCATCCACTTTTGTAATGTCATCCCCGTATGGCTTATGTGAAAACTGAACGACGGCGGATTGCTGCCCGGTCGCAAGCAGGTTCTAGTCAGGTGATTCCAAGCATTTTCGACCGTCCCAACATTCGGCATCTTCGCGGTATCGGCAAGCATTCGCTCCCACGCCTCGCGTGACTCTACAAAACCAAACGCGACATTCGTATCAATGTAAAATGGTTTCCACTTGCTCATTGCGTTGCCTCCATTGCAGCACAAGCGAGCCGCGCCATTTCGGCGGCAAGCTGGTCGTGTTGCTCAAATGTTAGCGGAATTTGAACTGCCGTTTCAATCCTCCAATAGCGAAACAATAAACCGCTGCACACAATAGCCCCAAGCTGCAATGGCGGCGAGAAGGGTTATTATGATTGGAGTCACCGTTCGGCCTCCTGACGCAAATCAACGCCGTGCCATAAGCAGAATAGAAAGAATGTCTCCCATAAATCACACGGTTCTGGTTGTCTCGCCTCTGGTGTAAGCGATGCGCCAAAATCAAGCGAGCACTGCTGCGAACAGCAAATGCCGTTTATAGGCTGGTGATTAAAGATTTCGCCACATTGCGCACATTTCACCGTTGCACCCCCTCAATCAACTGACACAACTTCAACCTCTTATAACGACGCGCGCCTTCATCAACCAGATCAACCAGCTGGTCAGCAATTCCCCACAATTCTTCATTGGTCGAGTCATAGGCCACTCGCATCGCTGCACGCTCACGTTCACTCGCCACCCGTTGGCGTCGCAAAGCGTGAGTTTTTACCTTGTTGAGCCAACGCTCCTGTTCTGCAATTTTTGCTACCAGATATGACATAGTACCCCCTCTTAAGATTGTCTACAAATTGTCTAGAAACTTGGCGACTGGCTTGTAAATCCGTCGCCGGAGCCAAATAAAAACCGGACTCCCCACAAACGAGAGTCCGGTTTTGTGCTCAACAGTAATCAAGCCTGCAAACGATAGCAAGCTTTTCAAGAAATGCCGCTTGGCACTCCGCCAGCGGCTCGTGGAGCCGTAGGCGCAATGTCAGCTACCACCTCCACATTTTTTTCTTTCCAAATGAATTGTTACTTCTGTCGCAAACAGGGTCAATCCATCTACAACAGTTTCTGGATCATCACACCAACCGCTAACTAATGCTCCATCCGTTAGCCGAACCCCCGCCCATCTCTTCATTCCTGCCATATAACCTTCGACCAACATAAATGCGACATCATCATCAGTGCCGGGATAAACCCAAATACTTCCCGCAACTAATCCATTCGACGAATTTTCAGACCGTTTTATTTCATTCATAATTTTCCTCCGACGAATTTGGTGGGTTACCACCTATCGAAAAGCTCATCCAACAAAAAGGCAACCGCGATTATAACCACGCTGGCTACGATGATCGAAATAGCCATCTGACCGAGAAAGTTTAGCATAGTGTCTCCCTATTGCGTAGCCCCAATAACATTGGGGGCATACAATGTTACCCCATATTGGCTACCATAATCACACGTGTCGCATCCGGGACTATTAATCGTTGCATATTCTTCAATCTCGGTCGTTCCCAACAATTGAGACACTTCCAAAAGTTTTGTTAAGCTTCGGCCTGGGACTTCATACATAGCTTGTATGGTGAAACAAATTACATTCTCTGTCACACTGACCACTACGTCATCAGCATCATCAAAAATAGCTTCAAGCTTTTCTTTAATTTCCCCACTCGTCATAAGACCTCCAAAAACAAAAAAGCAGGAAGCCAGCCTTTCAGCCAGCTTCCTGTAAAAGAGAGGGTACCATGAACAGTACCTAAGCACAAACTGCAATTACAGCAAACGGAAGACAGAAGCCCTCCGCCAAAGGCTTCCGGCAGAAGCCTAAGGCGCAAAGCCAGCCCTCGATTGTTACAGAGGCATCCCCACCGTCTCAAGCGGATGCTCAAAAACATACTCCCAGCCCTCATCCTCGTTGTCAAACACTCTGACGAAATCTCCGATTTGGACAAGCATAGCAACCTCCTGGCGCAAAGCGCGTTTGCAGGCAATTGATAAGAAAAGCCGGAAGACGTAGCAACCGGCTTCTTTGGCGAAAGACTTGCAACAAAAAAAAAGGCAAACCGAGACTTGCACTCGGTTATCCGCGTTTACGGATTGCCTAATGCGCTCTAAGCGCGCATTTCAAAGCCAGCAGCTAAAAACTGCGTAGCTTCCTCAGCAGTAATCTCCAATTCGATTGGGTCTTGCATATGGGGAGTTAAAATCACATACCACGTGGTAAAGAGTTTGTCCAATCTAACCTCACAAATTACCTGCATATTACCTCCCAAAAAGTTGTCGGCGAAGCTCGCCGGTTTGATCTGACTTTGCCCGCTTCTCAGCAAGCCATCGCTCACGCAATTGCTCCGGCCTCGCCGGCTTCTTAGGTTGCGGAGGTTTTGTCGCCTTTGGCGTATCTTTCTTGATAAGCTTGGCTGTCATACGGTCACCCCCAAAGTCACGAAGGCTACGCGAATTGCAGTTAAACGCAACGAAGCGGTTTGCTCAGGGCTGGCAGTTGGCCACATTCCGCTTCGCACAACATCATCGGCAAAGCCGCACACAAGGTCAAAGTCAGCGTTTGTCATTGTTATCCTCCAAACTTTTTACGGTCAAAAACGTGTCAAAAGCGACAATGCTATCATCAGGATTTTTGTGGACAAAAAGAATCCGATCATTATGGCATATAAATTTATAGCCTAATTCATAAGCCATATGAGCCAAATGAATGATGTGAGTTCCAGCTATTTTGCAATCTAAAACATTCCTCCAAGTCATTTCCGGCCTCCTTCCTGCTTTGAGGCAGGCGTTCCGGTCAGCACAACCTTAACAGCCACATAAATAGCCTGAGCCTCCGCTGTCATACCCTGCCGTTCGGCCTTATCAGCCAACGTCAGCAACGACTTAGCCAATCCTGCCGTTGTAAGCGGTTTCGCTTCGCGTTGCGCGGCTTCGCTTTCGCTGGTCAGCAAGCCAGCTAAGCCAAAGGCTCCAAGACCGGCTATCCAGTTTCTTCGGTCAGTGTTCATAGTGTCCTCTCTAGAGTTCGCTGCTAGCGAACAAAAATAGGCCAGTTGCCGCAAGCAGCTGGCCTAGAGTGAGTTTTGATAAGTTATGAGAAACAAATGATTTAGCATCATCAGGCAAGCGGTAATCAGCCGCTTGCGACGGGCATTGCTGCCCGTTTCGCCATTAGCCTTCAAAAGCCTGCTCTGTCAATTCCGGCTCAGCCGACTTGGCGGCTTTCGCCACCTTGCCTGCCTTCATTTTGGCCGCAGCCGCTTTCGCAGCTTCAAATGCTTCCATCCAATCCTGGCCAAGTGCTCTGTTTTCAGAAGCTGCAATCGCAGCCAATTCGGCCAACTGCGCCAACGTTGGCATCTTCGGCTTCGCTTCGCGCTCTTTTTTGAGCAAATCCGCGTAAGCCTGCGTAACAGCCGCTTGAGCAGATTCGGGCAATTCGTAGTAGAACTTGCCCTTCACCTTGCGGAGACCGTTGCAGAAGTTTTCCACATCTTGCCGCGTCAGCTTATCCGCCGGATCAACAGCTTTGGCGGATTTCGACAATCCCGCAAACCGGCGGAAGTCTTTGCCGAAATCTTTCCAACGATTCGCTTCGCGCTTCGCAGCAATCGCGGCTTCGTCGCTGTCTTTGATGACAACTTTGACTTCTCGCGTCAATCGCGTTGAGCCATCCGGTGCAACCACAACTGCACCTTCACCATTATTGACGGCAGCTTGACCGACGCGATAATGGAAAACACGCTGTGTGACTCCAGTTGGAACTTGGTTGCCTTCTTTATCCTTGCGCGTCAGCACAGTAACATCGAAGTCTTCATCTGCAATCATCAGCGTGGCAAAGCCGTCGCTGTGAGTCAATTGAAAATCCTTTTTCAAGTCTGGCATAATAAACCCTCTCTTTGGTTAGTTGCTAATTACAACCAACGGCTATGCTCACGCGATATGAGCGGCCATTGGCTCTAGTAGGCAACTAGCCTACGTTGGGCAATGCCCAGGCAAAGGTACGCCTCACTCGACTTAACGAATAGCACAGTGTTACAGCTCCACCTTTTGGGCATCATCGCCAAACCACACTACCGTCCGCCGTTGCGATACTTTGCGCGCCTAATTGTACCCACCTAGCTTAGCCAGCCATTCAAGTGGGACGGAAACACTGCCAAACTCGGCTTGTGTTATTGATCGAAGCTAGCCTTGCTGCGCCCGGTGATTGGCCGTGAGTCCAATTACTCTTTGCCATCGTTGGGCCTTCCGCGCCAATTGGCGCGCGCTCGGTTAGTTGCTAGAAGTGATTGGCACATCGGGACTTGAACCCGCTTGACGGCTTGACCGTGTGCCCGTTTGCTGGCTTATCACCTACGCCAAGTAGCGGCGGCTTTGCCACTTTTAATCTGTTGCAGTGTAGCGTCAACGGCTCCTTGCTGGTCTAGCACCAAATAGAGCGCGATTGCGATTAGAATGCAAGCGACGATAAATTTCATAGCGTACCCTACCTTCCCGCCTTTACGGGCGAATCGTTAGCAAACCATCACGCGCGCCTCACCGCGAGGCAGCCAGATGGCCAGCCAATCGGAAACGAATCCGGTTGGCGCAATTCCCCTTGCCAAAAGTGTGCCAAAGCGAACTACTAAAAAATTAATACTTGCAAATCCTTGCAAACAAAGGACTTACAGCTAGTTGAAATTGACAATCTTTTTCAAAATGGTCAAAGTTCGTGTAAAAGTTACACTAAGTGCTGTGTAAGATTTTCTAAAGTGTTGATTCTAAAGGGCTTAAAGAGTGTAATTTTTACACACCTTCGATGATGTAATTTTAAGAAAACAGGCGCGCGCGCAACTCGCTGCACTGCAAGCGGTTATAGCTGCGAGGCGGGAGGTGGTTGGTGGGTATGATGCGCGGCGGGCGTGGCGGGTTGTCCGGCTCCGCCGGTAAAAGTGCGTGCCCTGCCGCCAGTTGGCAGGCCGGTGGCCATTCCCGCAAGCGGGGATGCTGGCAAGGCTCCGCGCCTGGGGCGCGAGCCGGAGCTGGCGGTTGCTTCGCAGCCTCTCCGGCTATCCTGCCAGCAGGCAAGCTCGCATAGTTGCTGGTAGACGCGCCGAAGGCGCCGTTGTCGCGGGGGTGGGGCGGGGCGTGGCGTGATGTGGCGTATCCGTAGTTATAAAATTTTTTTCTGGTTCCTGCCTGTAAGTAGGCTTGTCTTAAGGCTTTCTAATAAATTAGAGGGCGGGGCGAGCCATTATAGTAGATAGGGGCGCTTGTGCCTGCTTGTGAATGTTTGGACAAGCCTCGCAGCGGAGCTGCGGATCTGGCGAGCTGAGGGCGGGCTTACCGGTTGGTTCGAAGGAGGGCTGGCAGGGGTGCTGGGAGAGGGCCTGAAAGGCCCGCAGGGCGCCGGAAATTACTCCATATGGTGCAAAAATAGGGCCGCGCGCCGTGCGTGTGCAGAAGTTGCGGCCGGAGTGCAGGGATTTTGCAGGAGTTGGGCCTAAATTGTTCACACCTTAAGTTCTTTATTTTGTTATATTTATAGTTGTAATGTATTTAGTGTATAGTTTTTTAGAGTTTTATCTATAACTGAGAGAGATAAGGATAGGGAAGATTAAACTCCGAAAAACTATACATTCGATGCATTTCTGGAAAATTCTCCCATAAGCCTTTCGGGCTCAATGTCTTGCCGGATGCACCCTTTTCCAGCTCTCCCTTCACTTCCCTGCACCCCTTTCTGCACACGGCCTACGTCCGGGCCGCTTCGCAGCCCCATTTTCTTGCTGGAAGCTGCATTTTCTTCTTGCACTTCAGGCCACTTTAAGGTACAATTGTTCATATTTAAGGCCGAGCGGGCTTCGCCCGGCTTTATTTTTACCTTTCTTGGAGGAAATTGTGAATGAGTGTGGCCAATTTTAGGCAATTTAACCAGACCGATCACGGGAATGCGCAGGCTTTTGCCCATTATTTTGCAGGGCAGTTGAAATTTTGCCCCGAAAACCAATCCTGGTTCCGTTGGAACGGCAATGTTTGGGAGTTTGGGGGCGAAGCCGCGGCTCGGCAGCTGTTTGTGGAGAGTCTCCAGAAGCGAAAAGCGGCTCTGACCGAGCGTTTAGAGGATGATAGAGCTGAGGACAGGCGGAAAAAGCTGCTTGGGTTTCTCACCGGGTCGGAAAATAACGCAAAAACCGTAGCAGCACTGACCTGCGCCCGCTCCCTACCAGAATTCATGATCCATATCGGAGAATTTGACAAGGATTTGATGCGGCTGACGGTGGCAAACGGGGAAATTGACTTGCGAACCGGCGCTTTTGCGCCTGCCCGCCCAGAACACTACGCGACTTGTCATACTCCGGTGGAATTTGTGGAAGGAGCGGAGGCTCCGATGTGGGAAAGCGCGTTGCGAGCCATCTTTCGGGATGATGAGCAGCTTTTGCGGTTTTTTCAGAAGTGCGTTGGCTACTCACTGACCGGGGATGTCAGTGAGCAGGTGATGTTTGTGTGTGTTGGGGAGGGGGCGAATGGGAAGTCGACGGTTTTGGAGGTGGTGAAAGCGTTGCTTGGGCATTATGGCGCGAGCACCCCCTTCCTGACCTTTGATGCCAAAAGCAAAAACGAGCAAACCAACGATCTGGCCCGCCTGAAGGGGAAGAGGTTCGTGTCGATCGTGGAAACGGATGAGGACAGCTACTTGGCAGAGGCGAAGGTGAAGCTGGCGACGGGCGGGGAGGCTCTGACCTGCCGCTATTTGCATAAAGAATTTTTCGAATACACCCCGCAATACAAAATCTGGATGGCCACCAACCGCGCCCCACAGATCAAGGGAACAGATCACGGGATACGGCGGCGGTTGCTGCTCATTCCGTTCAACAAGAGATTCGAGGGCAGCGAACGGGTGGCCGGGTTGAAGGATCTCTTGCTGAAAGAGTTGCCCGGAATCTTGAATTGGGCGCTGCGAGGCTTGAAGATGTGGCAGGAAGAGGGGTTGAGAGCCAACTTGCCGGAAGTAATCCTGGCCGCCACAGAAGAATACAAACAAGAAAACGACATGATTGATACTTGGATGCTGGAGCGGGTTGAGAAGGCGCCGGAGACGGTCAAAATTAGGGCCACAGATTTCTACACCAGCTATGCCGAATTCATGAAACTGGCCGGCGTCCGACCGAAAGGCATCGTGACATGGGGCAAGGATATGAAATCGCGGGGTGTGATGAAGGTCCGAGATGCCAAAGGGTATTGTTATGTGGGGGTGAAGTTGGCAGAAAGTTATGCTTAGCTGCAAAAAGTTGTTGACTGCTGCTGGCAGTCTGGTATTATGGAAGGGGAGGTAAGTTATGGATGAAGACTTGATAAACAAAGCTGTACGAGAGGTTTTAGTTCGAATGGGATATAATGATCCAGATCGAGCTATTGCAGGAGGTTATGCACCTTATCGTCATGCGAGGGATATTGTAGAAGCGGTTCTTTTTATTTTGAAGAGGGAGGACGAGGATGATCCTGATTGAAAGACTAAAATGCTTTTGGCGAGGCCGTCATGAGTTGGTTTGGTATGGCTTTTATGGTGAGCCATTTGGGAAATGCACGCGATGTGAAAAGATTGTGGAGGTAAAGAGATGACAGTCGAACAATTGATCCAAACATTGGTAGAGCTGGCCAAGCGTGGACGTGGGCAGTGGGAGGTTAAGGTTTGGGGCGTTCAAGATGATGGTTATATGGGCGAGTTGCCCATAAATGATGTCTTCTGTGAAGACGACAAACAGGAGGTGGTGATTGATTGAGGTTTTGAAAGCAAGTGAGATTCCGGCAGGCGCTCGAATTCTGAATGGGCAGGGCCGAGCCTTAACCGGAACAGAGGTGGCTTTAGGGTTGGCCGCACTTGTGGAGCAGGAAGTTAGCCAGGCCGCCCGGGAAATTTTGGAGCAGCGCCTTCTTCTAGAATGGTGGCCCTCGATGCATCTGACGTTTCCGAATGTCAAGCTGGAGTGGTGTTCCTGTCCAGGCGGCATTTGGCTCCGAGCTTTGCTCGATCGCAACCATATTTGGGAGTTTCGGTTTAATGATGAAGAGGCTGATATAAGGGATTTGAAGCAGCTCGGCCCTTTCCGGAGTCCAGATGAGATGCGGGATGCGCTGGGGTTGCCGAGGATTGCTCAGTTCCGGACACCAGAGGGAAAGACTTTCACGGCGGAGTTGCCTCGCGCACACACGACTGGGAGGCAAATGACCCGGGAGCAGGCTTTGCAGGAGCTAGCGGCAGTGCAACAGGCAGTGCCGGTAAGTCCGATGCAGGATATGGAGTTGGTTAGGCGGGAAGCGGAAGAGGCGATTGAGAGGATGGAGCGGCGAGAAGAGCAGTCAGAGGCAGAAGAGCTGTTGGCTGAGCCGCCGCAGGTGGAGCCAGCGCCGGAAGCGGTGGAGGCACCGAAAGCCGCGCCTAAGCGAGTGGCGTTGAAGAAACCAGTGGGAGTTAAAAAGAGATGACCCCGCGTGAACTTGCAACCAAATTGGACGAAGAATGGGCTTCGAATGACCGGATGATTGGGAAGTTGGTTTGGCGCCGGACGGCAAGTTGGGAGTTGGATGCGCTGTTGGCTTGCCGAAAGTGGTTGTGGGAAGCCCGGCAGGTAGTTAGTGAAGAATTGAGGAAGGAGTTTTTGATATGACATTGCTGGAATTTCACGCAGACCTGGAGCAGCTTACCTTTCAGATGAAGCGGATTGCGGATTTGCTGGAGGAATGGATTAAGCCGCCCACACATAATGGACAGGTGGACCGTAAGCAGGTGGAACTGACGGTGGTGAAACCTAGGAGTAGGTGGGAAGCTGAGGCGGAGGATCGGAAATGGCGGAAGATTAGTGAGGCGGAAGCGGCTGTTATGCCGAGGAGATAATTATGCAATATGAAGTTGTGGAGGAATCAAATAGATTGAGGTTTGTCTCATTAGTAAAGCAATATATCGAGAAAGGCTGGGAGCCAGTTGGTGGAGTATCGATATGTCGTCTTACCGATGGTTGGTGTTATTATGCTCAAGCTATGGTGAAGAAGTAAAATGAGGGCAATAGAAATAAGCCCTACTGCTTTGGAGGAGAATGTCAACCAGTAAAGCAATATCTCGCAGACCGGGGGTGCTTCCAGCCATAGTGCTGGATGCCCCTCCGCCTGACACGCCCGGCTCGGTTGCCTGGGTTGCTCAGGCTGTTTTTGGCGGCCAGCGCCAGTTCGAAGATATGTTGCAGGCGATTGTTGTGGGGCAGGGGGCTTCTGGGGAGCATAAGTGGCGCGAGTTGGTAAGTGTGATTTTGAGACTGCGGGATTCTGGCAAGCCTTACAATCTGAATCAGCTCTGTTTGACGCTGAATCTTTCGGCCTCGGAGTTGCTGGCTTTTGTCGGGCAGGGCGTGCAGGATGTCCAGAAGGGCATAGCGATGATGAAGGCTAGTTTGGCGGCTCCGGATGTGATTGATTATAGCTTGGCCGCTGCAATGGATCCGATGGCTGGCAGCAAGGATCGGGAGATGTTGCTCAAGATCGCCGGAGTGTTGCAGGACAAAGGCGGTGTGAATGTGAATGTGAATCAGCAGGTGGGGATTAAGGTTGGGAAGGATGAGTTGCTGGCGCCGTTGAGGCAGTTTAGCGGAGTGGCGACGGAGATTGATAGTGCGCTGCGCGACAATGTTGTGGACGGAGAATTATTATGAAATTTCAGCAATTCAAAAGATACATAGTCTTTGCCTTTTATGAGCATGAACAGGTAGGTGGACTTGGAGATTATGAGAATAGTTTTGAAACTGAGTTTGAGATGAAAGCTTATTTAGAATATTTGGATAAGATTAAGAGGCCATATCAATGGCTGGATTGTGAAAAGAGATTTGCTTGTATAGATCCGGCTGAAGATAAGTGAGGTTATAGATGGAAATTGA